CTTCTTGTAAAAGGACTATTGCGGACTTGCGATATACCAAAGAGGCAGCGGATGGCTCTATGGAAAAAAAGAAAGTCAAAAACCCAGAGACAGGGATTACTTACGAACCTTTTGGACACTGCCTAGATGCCAAAAGGTACTTCTTTTGTAGTAGGTTCTCACAGGAGTTTGCTTACTTCTTAGGCAAAGGAGGGAAGCCTATAATGACCACTAAAAGAGAAGAGAATGAACACGCATTTTAAAATAAAAATACTATGTTTTTAGAAAAAGCAGATTATTACAGTATCATTCGCCAAGATGTACTTGACAGGGTGATTGATAACAATGACACAAACAGGACTCTAGCTGAGAATACAGCTCAGGCATTTATGGAGTCATATCTCAGGGCAAGGTACAATGTAGTGGCTATATTTTCGGCCATAGGTAATAACCGAAACAAGCTAATCGTCAGGTATATGATTGACATTGCTTTGTATGACTTATTCTCTCGCATCGCTCCCGAGCAAATGAATGAAGTAAGACTTCAAAGATATCAAGAAGCTGTTTCTTGGCTCAGAGATGTGCGTGATGGCGATTTAAGCCCTGACTTGCCCATCGTTGAAGAGGAAGATTTGACAAGCCCTAAAAACAACTTCGTTAGCTCGAAGTATTCACCTCAAGACTTTGATTTCTAATGAAAAACAAAAACACCTACGAGTTTTCTACAAGGACTAAAATCCAAAACTTTGACCGCTCTAAGAAGTCAATCCAAGATTGGCTTGCAGCTTGGATTCAAGCAGAAAATATTTTTTTTCCACGCCGAGTAAAGCTGATGGATTCTTTTGATATGGCGATGATAGATGATCACTTGCACGCTGTCATTGATAATAGAAAGATGAAGGTACTTGGTGAGCCTACTATCATCGTTAAAAATAATGAGGTAGATGATGAGACACACAAAATATTTAAAGCAAAATGGTTTAGAGATTTCGTTTCTCTTTCGCTTGATGCCATCCCTTATGGGTACAGTGTATTAGAACTTAATCTTTTGAATTCAGGATTGATGAGCAATGTCAAGTTACTTGAGCGAAGAAATATTTTGCCTGAAAAAAGAGAGGTTCTTGTTAATTTCTATGACATAGAAGGTGTTAATTATAGCTTACCTCCTATTTCAGATTTCTATATACATGTAGAGAGTGACTATCCATTAGGATTAATAAATAAATGTGTGTATTGGACTATCTACAAAAGAATGTCGGGAGCATCTCACGCACTTTTCAATGAAAACTTTGGACTACCAATGCTCATCGCAAAATCAAGAGGGGATGATGATAGAAAAGAGGATTTGCTAGATGAACTAAAAACACTTGGTAAAGAAAGAGTAGGTGTGCTGGGGATAGATGAAGAACTCGAGTTGCAATATCCTAGTGGTTCACAAGGAGCATTTCAAAACTTTGAGGCAATGCAAGATCGCGCCAATAACGAGATGAGCAAACTCTTTCTCGGTCATGTCAAAGGAACTGATGACAACCAAGGCTCACAAACCTATGTAAATCAAAATGAAACTAACAAAACGCCCTCTGAGGAAAGACGAGAGGCTGATATGGAGTTTATCGAGAATTTAGTGAATGATGAGCTGATTCCTAGACTCATCAAGTTTGGCTATCCTTTACAGGATTGTAAGTTTCAATACTTACATACTTATCTTCAAGAAAAATCACGTAAAAAGAAAGGCCTGGCACCAGAGTTACTTAAACTCCTTTTGGATAACTATGATATCCCTGCCGAGTTTATAGAAGAAAACTTTGAAATACCAGTTAAGAAAAAAGCAACCCCTAAAATAGCTTCACCCCTAGCCCCTAAAAGTGAAGAGGATAAGCCTAATCCTGTGGAGGATGATAGTGAGGCAATTGAAGATGCTAATAATCACATTGAATTAAAAAAAAAAGACCTAGATGATATCTATGGTCAAATAGAAATACCCCAAAACTCAATCATAGATGATATTTTTGAAGGATTTAACAGCCTGTTTGGTGGGTTTACTAGGTTTACTCAAAATATCAAAGAGTATTTTTTTCAAAAGCTATTAGACCTTACCTTCAATGCTTTGTGGGGGGCTGTGAGTGCTGAGATAGACTATGACACAGTAGATGAGCAAACAGTGAATGCCCTACGAGATAATATTTTTCAGTTTGCGGCTGCCAAAACTTATCAGATGTTAGAGCAAATAAACGCCTTACTCATAAATGAGAATGGAGAAAGAAGAGAATTTCAAGACTTCAAAAATGAACTTGAGAAGCTCAATATCCAATTTAATCGCAATTACTTAGCAACTGAGTACAACTTTGCCATTGCCACATCTCAAGTCATATCTCGATGGGCTGACCTCACGCAAGATGACCCTGATGCACTACTCACCTTCGACGCAGTAGGTGATGGGCTAACTACCCCATTATGTACTAGCCTTGATGGGGTTACTCTTCCAGCCAGTAATGATTTCTGGGATATTTACACACCCCCCAATCACTGGGGATGCCGAAGCACTATTAAGCGTGGGCAAGAAATATCACAGCCAAGCTCATTGCCTGAAATCAAAAATGAGTTTGCTAACAATCCTAGCAAGAAAAATCAAGTGTTTTCAGATAAGCACCCTTATTTTGAAAACTTGACTAATGAGCAAAAGAAAGAGATTGAAGATTTAAAGCCTGAATAATGACCCTCAAAGAACAAATAGTCAAGTGGAAAAATAATAAACCTCGTCTTATGCGTGAGATAGGAGAGCTAGTGGTCAATGATGCTCTCAAAAACTTCAAAGATGAAGCCTTTGAAGGGCAAAAATGGAAACCTCGCAAAGATGGGAGTAGCACGGGTGATCGTGGAGGTCGCAGAAACTTGCTTGTAAAATCAGGCAAGCTCCGTAGGTCTATTAGAGTTACCAAAGCAACTGCTAACAGTGTGTCTGTAGGCTCAGACGTGCCTTATGCCAAAATACACAATGAGGGAGGTGTCACCAATCCCAAAGTAACTCCACGAAGCCGTAGATTTTTCTGGGCAATGTATAAAAAAACAGGGAATCCACGCTTCAAAGCAATGGCTACCACTAAGCAAAATAGTTTTAGAGTAAATATTCCTGCTCGCCCATTCTTGAAAATAACTCCTAAACTAAAAGAGAAAATCAAAGCAAAAATTAATGAGACTATATTTAAAGGCTTTAAAGTAAAATAAGGGTGTTTTTATTTTACATACCACCTCCTTTGCTACTTCATATAGTTCACTGTTAGGCGATATTTAGAACAGCATCCCAATCCGAAGCGTCTCCGCAAATTACAGTCATTAATAATATTTCGCAAACACCTATTTTAAACAGTACACCGCTTGTGCTTTTGGAATAGCTTATTAATTCAATTTCCCCACCTAAAATGTCACGGACTTTAATCAATTTATAAAACTTATCAATGTGGAAACAAGCATCGTTTATTTTCACTATGCATTTACCAAATGTTTTACCACCCGTTTTTCTACTCGTTTTTTGTTCTTCCCATCCGGCACCTTCGCAAACAGGACATTCAAAATCACGAGTGTAATGTTCAAAGTCCCACTCAACTTCCCCGCTACCTTCGCAAGTTTTACATTCAATATCTTTTCCCGCAATTTCGTATTCATCAGCAGTTTTAAGAGTCTCAAACATTTCTTTCGTTATGTTTAAGATTAAACTTGTATTTACCTCTGGAATTACACCTTCGCAATTTGGTGGATTGTGTTCGTTATCTAAAAAAAATTCAATGTTTGCTTTGTCCGTCCTAACTAATGTATAAGCATCGGTTGCATATACTTTACCATTTATTTCAAATGGCTTGTGCATCGCTGGACGAAATTTATCTTTTCCGACAAAAAGGAAGAAAACATCGCCTAACATCGGTTTGGCAAAATTGCCGTTTTCGTTTTCTATTGACATTTTATTTTTAATTTAAACATTTGTAATTGTATTGAAGTTTTGTATTCGGCAACTTCGCCAAGCCAAG